CGGCGAGACCGTGTTGGCCGCGCCGAGGACCGTGATCACCGCATTGTCGGCCGGGGATCCAGTCACCGTCTGGAACTGACCGGACGTGATGATCGACGGGAAGATCGGGATGGAGGCCAGTCCCGCGCCGTCGCTGGCTGTGTCCGCCGTCACGAGGAACGACTGGAGCACGCCGGTGGACTCGCGGCTCTGCGGGTTCACCTGGTAGACCCCAGCGATCGTGAACGTGTTGCCACGCAGGAGTCGATTCGCTGCCGCGGCGGTCCAGCCGTCGGTGGCCAGGGTCGCGCCCGTTTGGCCAGCGCCAGCCACGAGCGGGGTCCCGCCGAGCGGGCCGATCGTGTTCGTGGCGATGTTCTGGTCCATCTGCCAGTCGAAGCCGGCCGCCGTGCCCATCACGCCCTTCTCGTACTGGCTCGCGATGGCCGTCGCCTGCTGAAAGAGTCCCTTCAGGGCGTCGACGATCGTCGCCTGCATGAGCGGATTGATCGTGATCGACCGCTGGCCGTCCATGGGCGCCGCGCTATTGTCGAGCGCCACGCCAGCGAGCAGATACGTCAGGAGCGCGTTCGGCACCGTGCCGGGCGTGCCCACGATCTGGTTCAGGTTGATGTACTGCTGCAGCCCGAGCTGGTCGATCCGGTTCGCCACGGCGGCAATCGCTGGGGAGATGAACCGCTGCGAGAAGTCATCGATCGACAGCGCGAGGTCAGCCGATGAGAACGACAGGTCCACGCCAATCTGCTGATTGAGCGTGACCGGTACCTGCGTTTCGACCGCGTCCTGGACCTGCAGGGCCTGGCCGGTGCGCGTGACGTAGCGGGGTGGCTTCCGCACGTTCACGACGGTGCCGATCTTAGCGCCTTCGACCCCGAACTTGTCATCGAACTGCCGGTTCACCTTTTTCGTGAAGGTGAGGTTGTTCTCGAGCACGCGCAATGCCTCGCGCGTGATCATCGCAATCGTGAGCAGGACGTTGTCGGCCAAACTGATCGTGCTGGCCGGGGTCGCCCACGACAGGGCCACCATAAGGGCCACGACGAGCAGTGTGCCGAGGCGCACGAACAGCGAGTCATGCACCCAGAACTTGGAGAGCGAGGTAGGAGTCATCGTTCGAGCCTTTGCGGGACGCACCGCGCCCCTGGAAAAATGCAACGGGGTCGCAGCCGACGCGACGGGCAAGAACGGCAAAGACGATGGCGGGTGCGCGGTGGGCCATCGAAGCCACGAACACGGGCCGGAGCCCGCGAGTGATGCGCAACGAACACGAGTCGAACCGAGCAACACGAGCCGAAGCTCGCGAACCTGTTACCGACGGGAGCCCGCGATGGCGGCCTGTCGGCGCTGCTTGAACGTCTGGTAGTCCTCTTCGTCGAGCGGCTTGCTCGAGGTCGTGGATCCACCGCCCGGGCGCGTCATCGGCGCCGGGGCCTTGCTGACGGGCACGCGTGCCGGCGCTGACACGGTGGCCATGCCGGCAGTCGGTGGCGCGTCAGAGGCACCACCAATCAGCCCGGCCTCGATGCGCGCTTCCAGGCGTCCCATCTCGGCAATCGCCGGCGCCGGTGCCATCTGCGCCACGCGCTCGGCCTCGGTCGGATGGGTCGCGAAGTAGTACGTCAATTCGGCGCCCATCTCGGAGAACCGCATGTGGTCGAGCATCGGGCGGCTGACCGCGAGGTCCTTCGCCTGCTCGAACACGTCCTGGAAGTCCGGATGCTTCGCCTTCGCGGCGACCAGGCGCCGCTGATAAGCGGCGTCCTCGTCCGCGATCTCGCGGGCGAGCGTCGCTCGCCGCTGGACTTCTTCTGCGGCGAGCACGGCTTCGGCGGCCTTGCGGTCGCGCTCGGCCAGCGCCGCGTTCATGTTGAACGCCGTCTTGGCTTCGACCCAGGCGTCGCGCGCCTCTTCGTACTTCTCGTAGTCGTCGAAGTCGCCCTGCTTTGGCCGCGGCGTATCGAACGTCGCCGGCTTGACCGGATCGGCCGTCTTGACCGGATCGCTAACTGGATCGGTGGCCGGCTTGCCGCTCGTGAGGGCGTCGAGTTTGGCCTGCAGCTCAGTGGCCTTCGCCAGCGCGCGGTCGCGCTCGGCCACGCTCGTGTGCTTCTCGAAGGTCAGCTTGTCGATGCGATGCTGCATCTTCCGGCGGCGCGTCGAGAGGGCGCGTCCAGCCTCGGAACTGTCCTGCGGATCGGGTTCGTCGTCCGAGTCGTCGTCGTCCGTCTCGGCTGGCTTGGTCTCGCTTGCGGCCACCGGTTTCTCGACCGCTGGCGTCTCTGGCGTGGCTTTTGGCGCGACAACGGTCTCGCTCGCGGCCACCGGTGCGACCACGGGCACGGTCTCAGGCGTCACGGGCGTCACGCCGAGCGCAGCCGCGACCTCTTCACGTGTGTTCGTCGTCGAGTCGAGTCGAATGTCAGGCATACGAAGCGTGCATCTCGCGCCGACGTTGCCGCCAGCGACAAAGGCCACGCTCCCTGAATGGCCGACGATGAAAACGGTTCCCTGGGGGTATGGGGCCCGCAAAGGAAAAAGGCCGAGCCAACTCACCGGTATCCACCGGCGCATCGGCAAGGCCCCTTCCCCTGCGAATCCCTTTGTCTCAATCAGCCCGCCAGGGAGCGGAGCGTCGCCTCGACCGTCGCCGAGGTCTAGCTGACTGGTCCAAACACGGTCTAGCTCATGCGCGTGATCGTGGCAAAGATGCTCGCGGTGCGCAAACGACTCATGCGGGCGGCCCGCTCGCGCGGTCTCGCTCGCCTTGTCGGTCCGCGTCAGTGCGGTCGCGCACCCGGTTCACGGTCGCGTCCACCCGGTCATCGAACCGAGTGCGTTGCGCATCCTCCCGGTTCGCCTCTCGGCCCTCCTCGGCTTCGACTCGGTCGTCGGCGCGGGCCTGCGCCGCCATCGCCCGCTCATGGGCGTGGTCGATCCGTTGCTCGAGCATCTCGGCCCCGATCTTCCGGTCCGCGATGGCGGCGTCGGCCTTGACCTTCGTCAGCACCTGCAGCGCGGAGACCTCCGCCTTGATGCCCTCGATCCGCTCGCGCGAGTCGAGTTCCATCTGCTTCATCCGCTCTTGGGCCTGGAGTTCCAATTGCTTGCCCTGGACGAGTTGCTGCGCCTCCTGCAGGGCGACGTTCGCCATCTCCAGTTGCTGCATGAGTTGCTGTATCTGCGCCATGAGCTGCTGCGGGTCGGTCTCGCTGGCGCCGTCCTGGTCGCGCACTTCTGGCGGGATGGCGGCCTTGAGACGCTTGGCCGCCGCCTGGGCCCCTGGCCAGTCCAAGCTGCCGACGAGCAGGTCCCCGAGCAGTGGGAATGCCGCCGGGTAGGCTTGCACGAACCCGGTGAGCGCCTGGAGCGCCTGGTCGCGCTTCGTTGCGGTCGATGGGCCGGCCTGGCAGATCACGTCGTAGCGGCCAATGGACAGGTCGAAGATCCCGTCGATCTCCTGCTCTTCCATGGCCTCTGGCGTCATGCTGGCCGGCGCGTTCGGGCCCGACATCACCATGACCTTCCGGTCCGTCTCGTCGTCGCCGATGATCCGCAACACCCGCGGCACGTCGTAGATGTGCGGCACGAGGTCGACGATGATCCGGCCCGTGAACCGGATCGCCCGGCTCAGGTTGTCGAGGAAGTTGGAGTTGGCCTGCTCGCCCTGCTTCTGGAGCGCCTGGATGGCCCGGCCAGACTGCTGGTTACTGTCGCGGATGCCGAGCGATGGCTCGAACAGCCCCATCGTCGCCTTGAGGTCCTGGTCCGACTGTTGGATGGCCGTCATGATCGCGCCGATGTCGGCGCCGGCGGAACTCCGCTGCGGTGGCGGCAGAGCGACCCCGTTGATGTCTTTGACCTTGTATTCGAGGTAGGGGAAGGCGCGACGATTCGCCAACTTCCACTTCGCCTCGTGCCCTTCAAACTGCCCCTCAGCCCCGATGAACGGCGCCTTCGGCACGAGCGCCAACGTCTCGGCCAGGGCGGAGTTCTGAAAGTTGTAGAGCCGCTGCGGGTCCTTGGCATCGCGGATCATGCCGCGGTAGTCCACTTGCCCATTGATGTCCAGCTCGTCGCCGAGCACCGGCACAATCGGGATCCACTTGCCAGGCCAGTCACGGCCCTCTGTCAGGTCGTTGTTCCCCTCGAGGATCTCGGCGGCGTTGATCAAGGCGCGTTTCACGCGCTTGAGTGTCACTGGCCGCGAATTGACGACCGTGTAGACGGCCAATGGTGCTGGGATCTGCTCCAGTTCTTCCTTCGTCAGCGCTTCCTGCTGCCCGTTCTTGTACTCGACCAGGTAGAGGGTCGTGGTCTCCTGCGCGACATACCAGTACAGCGCGATCTTGACCTTCCCCTCGGGCAGCCAGTCTGGCTCGCGGCTGCCGGCGCCCATGAACTCCTCAAGACTCGCCATGGCGGCGTCGCCAAAGCGGACCTTGTACTCGTCCTTCGGGACATCCTCGACGATGAACCCGAACCGGGCGTCTGACCCGTCCGCTTCCTGCGCCGTTGGGTCCATGAACACCGTGAACGGGTTACGAATGCGCTTGATCCTGATGCCCTGGACGAAGCTCTTCTCGTGTTCGTACTCGGTATCGACGATCCAGTAGCCACGACCCATCGTGGTCTGATGGTCGCTGGCGGTCGCGTAGGCCACCTGCGCGTCGCTCTGCTGCTCGATGTGCCGCACCAAGCCCTGCATCGTCTCGGCCGTCTTGACGTCGGCCCCGTCATCCACCGGCGTGACCTTCACGGCCAAGTTGGCCGCCCGCTGGGCGTTGGTGACCTGCCGCACGAACTGCGCGAGCCGGTTGATCGTCAGGCACGGCCGTCCGTCCGCCTGCCGATCGGCAATCGCCGTCGCGTCCCACTGCTCGGACGCCCGGAACTTTAGGTCGTCGAGCATGTCCTGGCGTAGCTGAGACTCGGTCGAGGAGACGAGCTTGAAGCGTGTCTTGGCGAGCGCCAGGAACGCGGCGATCTTCTCCCGTTTGGCCTGCGCGGGCGAGACGTCCGTGTCGGATAGCGTCAGGCTGACTTGGCCATCGGGCACCTGCGCGCCGAGCTGCAGCGCCGGCTCGGTCAGGCGGACCGTGCGTGGGTCAGCCATAGATCGTAACCGGACCGTTCGACGCTAACTTTCTGGCCCGTCTCATGAGGAGCTGCCAGATCCGCTCGTGGTCATCCTCGCGGAAGTCCTGACCACGGAACGCCAGCCGGGAGTCTTTCAGGAACTTCTGACGGCCGGCCGCGATCAGGAGTAACAGCCCGTCGTCACTCAGTTGGTCCGAGAGGACCTTGTACGCAGCGATCGACCATCGCTCGCGCGAGTCTGCGTCCTGGCGGGACAGGTGCTTGGGAAGCTGCTCGAGCATCGCGAATCGGGCGATCCTTCGGCCGATGTTCCACGGGGAACGTCAGCCAAACCATCGTCCGGGTCGCGAGTCCGAACAGAACAATCAACGCGAAGACAGTGAATGGGCGTCGAGAGGCCAGCGTCACCGGGCGCTGGCGTCGTTGAAGTTGGTAGCTGGGGCGGGATTCGAACCCGCGACCTTTCGGTTATGAGCCGAACGAGCTGGCCACTGCTCTACCCAGCACCAGGACGCACGCTACTTGCTTTTCTTGCCCGAGTCGACCCGGCCACCGGCAACCTTGGCGACCGTCTTCATGCTGCCCTTCGAACCTGCTGTGGCTCCAGCCATTGGGTGTCTCTCCTACGTGAGTGCGTATACGTATCGCGGGGGCGCTGGAATGCTGACGATCGTCCCGGCCCCGGCAGTGAACGGCTCATCGTAGCGACGATTGATGCGCCGAGCGAACGACACGTTGCTCTCTAACATGCGGAGCGCTTCGCGCGTGATCTGTTCGATGGTCAGGAACGTGTTGCCTGGCCCAAGCACAACAGTAGTCGGCAGAAAGAACGTCTTGCGCCCTGGCACCCAGAGCGCCAGTTCGGGATCAAGGGTCATGGCACCAGCCATGCTGGCGGCACCTATCCCAATCGCCTTCAAGAACGCGCGTCTATCCATCGACCGACACCTGGATCTTCGTGAACGGACGAATCCGCGCTTCGACCTGCGACCGTCGGTCCTCTGGCACCTGGGCGAAGATCTGTTGGAGCAATTGCTCCGTATGGATGCCCTGCGCGAGCGTGATCATTCGAGCTTCCTCGGCCCGTTCGAGCGCTGCCTGGACACGTGGCCAGTCCTCATCGCGCTGCCGTTCGAGCGTGGCGAGACGCTCGAGATGGGCTTGCCGGCGCAGACCGTGGTTCGCCACTGCGCCGTAGTCAGGCTTGGGCTTCGCCATCGCAGACGACCACCTACCCGCGGAACTGGCTCGACGGCTCGGGCGCCTCGTAGGCGTCCATGCGGATGTTCTCGTCCTCCATCGCCGGCGCCGGCTCAGGCGCTGCCGCCAGGCCGAGTGCCTCGTCGATGTAGGCGTGCAGTTCCGCGGCGTCCTTGCAGACGTGCGGCTTCGGCATGGAGCCCATGCCACCATCGCCGCTCTCGCGGTCGATGTTCACGATGAAGCCGCCGTCGGCCGGCTCGACGCGCACGGATCGAATGGTGCCGCTCGACTTCGCGTCTGGCGCCGCTTTCGGCGCGGTCATGGACACCATCGAGTCGGGCTTCTGGGCGGTCGTTGCATCCATCAGTCGTCTCCGTTTGTAGAACGTGGTTATTCATACCCCCCACGAACATCGTGAGGGTGATTCGCGTGAACGTGGTTATTCACACCCCCAACGCGCATCGCTACGTGGTCATCGCGTCATGGGCCATCGCCAAGCGACTCTGCGTGCTGACGTAGACCCTCAACTGACGCTGGACCAACCGGCTCATAACGAACCGCGAGAGGCGCGCGCGCGCCCGGATGGTCTCGATCGAGTAGCCCTCGGCGACCAGGGCCTCGACCAGACGCCGACTGCGCCACGCCGACACCTTGGCACTCGCCGCGCGCACCGGCCGTATCGTGCGGATGCGCTCGGCGGTGTTGCGCCGGACGCGCCGAGAGCGTCCACTGGCCACGCTACTGATCGTGAACAGGCTCACCTGTGCCAGCCGCGCGATCTGCTTCAGCCCGATCCCTTTGGCGCGTAAGGTTTGAATCGTCACGCGCAGGTCAGTCGTCGGCACCAGTCTCGGCTCGCGCGTGTGCCGACGGTGCCGTTCATCTGCCGCATTCGCCGCCCGGCACAGCAAGCAGCGACACCCTCGCCGATAGCTCTGCACCGTCGCCGTGCAACATGGTGTACGTCGTGCTGGAGAGCACATCGTGAACGCGGACAGGGTGGCACGTTCCGAGAACTCCACGCTACTGCATCCACGTGAGGTTGGCGCGCCCCTGCTCATACTCAAGATGCGTGACCTCCTCCTTCGGCTCGGGCTTCACCTTCGCGTGCCGTAGGCCCGTGCGCACGAGGTAACGGACCGCGTCGAGGACGTGATCGTTCTTCTTCACCACGCGCCCGCGCTCGTCGCGCTGGTAGAGCCTGAACTCGTCCCAGAACGCTACGCAGGACGCGAACACCTTCAGACGCCCGGCGCTGATCCGGTCGTAGACGTCCTGGATGCCAGCCTCGACCGCCTTGTCCGGCAACATGACGTCCAGCCCGTGGCGTTTGTAGAGGGTGATGAACTGCGTCCGGTCATGGTCGAGCACGTCGGCGGCGTCCATGACGCCTGGGATCCAGACCCCGCGCGCCTTGATGGCGTCCGCATGGACGGCCGTCTCGGCCTGGGATCGCCGGTAGACCGAGTAGACGTAGAGCGTGTCGCTGTCGCGATCGAGAGCCCCCCACGCAGCCGCCGTGACGCCCGAGAGGGCACAGTCTCCGCCGAACGCCCTCGGCCAGTGCTTCGGCGGTTCGAACTCGTCGGCGATCGCGACCTTGAACTGGCTTTCCGGAAACGGGTAGATCGCGCCGGACCCCAGTTGGGGGATCCCTTTTGTCCGAGCGTCACGCTGATACGCCGGGATGGAGTTCCAGAGCTGCGCCTTGGTCGCCTCATCGAGGTGCGGGGCGTCATCCCACGTGGCGGACACGACCAATCGACTCAATAGATCCTCGCCCCGTCGAGGTCGTCGTCATCAGGTGCCGGTATGCCGCTTGGGACGCGAGGATCAGCGACTTGCACCGGTGGTCGCCTGACTGTCGCCGGTCTCAGCGCGGGTCCGAGTCCCCACGGGATCTCGTCTTCATGTGGAGTAATACAACCCTCCCCGTCGCAAATGGGACAGCGGCTCATGCCGCACTCCCACTCGGCCACACCGCTTCGCTCGCCTTCTGGGCGAGGCCATCGCTATCAATCATCGTGGCTGTCTCGAGGTATTGCTGCACGAACGGCGTCAGCCCTTGGAGCGGCGTCATGGAACACAGGATCAGGCCATCGGTCGTCATCGTGCGTAGCAGGCACTCCGTGTAGACGTCGTCCGGCGGCTCCTCGTCGAGCACGATGACGTCCTGTTCGGTGCCCTGGAAGGCCCGCCGACCCTGGTCATGGCTCTTGAACTCCAAGATCGAGCGCCCACCGCTGACGTGCTTAACCCACACCTGGTCGAGGCACTTCGACACCCCACCGCTCTTTCGGGTCGTGTCGACGATCAAGTGGACGGGGAGCATGCCGCGCCAGTCTCTGGTATCGACGCAGTCCACCGGCCCGAGCAGCGCGACCTGGAGGATGTCGCGCGTGGTCAGCATCGTGTCGCCAGAGGCCCAGGCGCGCACCGGTCGGTCGAACTCGCGTCCCCTCCACCATGTCGGGTACAGGCCCGTCATGTGCGCCGCGACCTCGAACGAGACCGTCTCCGTCTTCCCGATCCGGTTGGCCGCCATGAACAGCCGCTCCCGATGGATGGCGCCGGCGGCCATGAACTGCGCATGCTTCACGTAGAGCGCCCGGCACAGGCCGCTGTGATCCTCCTTCCGTAGGGACGTCGGGTGACACGCGGGCGTGCAGGTCGGGAAGTAGCGGTTGAACTTGACGTTCGTTCGGGTCGCCAGTTCCACGAGAACGGCGTCGTGGCGCGTCACCACCAGAAGCGCCACCACGGGCGGAACGGCGCACGCAGGCCGCGCGTGGCCGGCGTGTCTGCTGGGTGGACGACGCGCCTCGCCCGGCGCTGGCCGCGGCCGGATGCCAGCCACGCGATCTGGGCCGCGCTTCTCGCGGCGCCACGGATCGCCCTGGCGTCGTCCCAGCGATGGATCGATTGCAACCAGTCCGCGTGCCGATGGAGCTCGTCCGCGAGCCTGGTCGCCCGGGCTGACGCCGCCAGGAGATCCGTCGGAACAGGCCCGGCACGCATCATCCGCGCGCCTCTGTGGCCGCCGAGAGCATCGCGCTCGCGATGGCCCGAGCATGGCTCGGACGCAGGCTCACCGAGATGATCGTCTCGGTCGGTCCCTGGGTGTATTCCGGTCCGGCCTCCTTCGGCCCATAGACGTTCTTCACCGGGAGCGGCGTGCGGAGGACGTTGAGACACACGCTCGCCGGGTCGTGCTCGTGCCGTGGCACGTCACCGGTGATCTCAAGTTCGTGGAGGCTATCGATCGAGAAGGATGCGCGCATGGTGTATGACTCCTGATAGTTCGGCCTGATCCTGGCCGTGAGGGAGCGACGAAGATGGACGCCAGAACGCCGCGACGCCATGGCAGTCAACTGGGTGAGGGCTGACCGGGGAGTTAACGGCGCAGCGCTCGACGTCCACGGGACCAATCGTGCGATACGTCCGGACCTGCTGTCGACCGACTCAACTCCGCCATTCGTCGATGGCCTGCGCGATCCCGAAGTTCAAGTAGACGATACGCTCGGTCGTGGTGACGTTTTGGAACCACGTGTTCGGCCGAAGCGTCCCGTCCGCGTCCTGGGTGGAGAAGAACAGCATCAGGTTGACAGGGACGGTCTTGCCCGATCGGATCTCCTCGAGCAGCTCCAGGAGCATGGTCTCCGCGGTCCATTTCCGGTTGTCGGTGACGTCCACTGGCTTGACGCGGTCGACGATGGAGAGGACCTGGCCGCGCCCGTGCGAGGCCACTACCCCCACGACCTCAACACTGTCTGGTAGCGGCGGCGGTAGCGACTCTGGTCGCGACACCAGATGCGGGCACATCGGCGACTTGTTGTCGTAGTCGTAGTCTGCGCCGCAATTCAGACATCGCGCGAGCCGTGTCTCGGCCGTCGTTGGCGACTCGTCAAGCGACCGATGCGGACAGATCGTCCAGCGCCGCGCGTCGTTGTAGGTTTTGCCGCACTCCGCGTGAGGACAGGTGACGATCATCTGAGCAGCCCCAGCCCGTAGGCCGTGAGGATGAGCTGCGCCTGGTGCAGCAGTTGGTCGAAGCCGACGCCGACGAAGAAGTTGTGAAACCCCTTACCGTAGCGCAGCGCGAACACAGGCTCGAAGGCGTCTTGCTGATGGATATGGCTCAGAGGTGTCAGCGGCCAGAGCTTCGCGTTGACCCGGCTCGTGACCGCGTCCGTCAGGAAGTGGGCGGCGAGCGTGATGAGATAGAACGTCAAGAGCGCGGCGCCGACGCCAACGGCCAAGAACAGCCCAACCCCAACGATGCCGGCGTAGAACGAGGCGTGCATCCCAAGCATCCCCCAGTCCTTGGACTTCGCCTGGGCGACCCGATCGCTCTGCAGGACGAAGTCGGCCAGAAAGTGCAGGGCCAGCAGCCAGAGGATGACGAGCAAGGCGTGAAGGGTCATAGGATCCGTCCGGTGTTCGTCTCGACCTGGATGGCGCGATCGTCGTAGAGCGCGTGCATCCCCATGTCCTTGATGGCCGTGACCTCCAACGCTTGCCCGAGATGCTCGAGGCACCACGCCTGCACGATGCGCCGGTTGCGCTCGTGATCGTCACTACCTTCGGGCCACATCCCGACCCGCGCCGTGAAGATCCGCACGTCCTCGCCGGCCGAGATCAGGGCCTTGACGAATGCGACCATCGCCGGGATTGGCGCGCCGATGTGGTCCTCGCCCTTCCAGCCGTCCTCGTGCGCGAGTGTGCCGTCGAGATCGACGGCGATCCAGCCCTTCACGGCCCTACTTTCCACGGTCCAGGTCCACGGACGATGTAGAACAGGGCGATGCCAGCCGCGCACAACTGGATGATGCGCAGGACGTTGCCGTCCAAGTTCAGCCCGAGGACAGCCAGGACCGGCGGCATGAGGGCCATGAAGAACAGGAACGCGACGATGGCGATGATCACACGCAAGAAGATGGACGTCATGTAACGGCTCCTTTGTTGGACGAGACAGTTCGCGCGCGGTGTTTCAAGGGGTGCGATAGAGGAAGACCCGTCCCGGGATCTCCCCGGGCACCATGCCGCGCGCGAAGATCAACCTAGTGGCCAGGAGAGCCGACTCTCCAGCGCCGCGACCCGTGCCTCGAGCGCCATCGCCTTCGGCAGCACCTCAACAGCTTCGAGACGCGTGACGCGCTGGCGCAGCTCGGCTACCTCTCGCAGCAACGCCGCGAGCCGCTTGTTCGCCGCCCGGGTGTTCCGGAGCGTGGTGTCGGTTGGGTTACGTGCCTTCTTGGCCATCGGCTAGGTCTCTACCGCGACGGGATCAAGCGCGACGTCGTCCATGCCGCGGATCGTGCCTCGCGACGAGAAAAAGGTGCAAGTCACCAGTTTTCGGATGAAACGGCGGCTCAGGATGCCCCAGGAGCGGCGATCGACACCCGGGCCTTGGTTGGGATATCCCCCAGTGCGCGAGTGCGCGGGAGTGTGCGGCGAGACCTCCGCGCACTCAGCGCCGGCTGGATCACCGCGATGCCGCCTCGACGCCGGTCACCGATGACCTGCACGGGCCCCCACATCGCCAGCGCCGCCTTCGGCTGCCGCGCCTTCGGGCCGCGGTAGTCGGTATCGACGGTCACGCCCTGGATGACCACCGCGCGCCAGCGCGTCCACTTCCCACGGTGCCTGATGGCCCACACCCGGCCGTCAGCGTGATGCGCTTCGAAGCACAGGATCGTCACTGGTCCATGTCTCGACTCATCGCTTGTCGAGCGCCTGGCGGGCCCTGATGGCATCAGCCGCTGCGAGCAGCTCGGCCTCTAGCGCCTCGGTCGACATGCTCCGTACCGGTGGCAGGTTGTGCGTGACGCTCGACTCGATCTTGTCGGTCAGGAGCTTGTGGTGTTTCCCGAGGAAGCCAAGCGCCGCGTTCTTGTCCCAGAGCCGGACCTTGCGCGTGACCTCGACCTCGTCACGGTCCTTCCCGGTGCGCCGTTCGATGACCTCCACGGACGCCACGGCCGCCGCGATGTCGTCGCCCAACTCGTTCACTGGCCGGAGGTTGCCGGCCTCGTCGAACAGATGCCGCACGTCGCTGAGTGCCAAGCGCCCGGCCTCAAGCACGATGCGCTCAGCTTCGGCCATCGGCTGGTCGATGAGCTGCCTCATCCCGGCGATGATGGCCTCGACTATTGCCGGTTTCGTGAGGTTCTCTGACCCAATGGCTCCGGCCGTCTTCGGGCTGTAGCCGGCGCGAATAGCCGCCTGCCTGGCGTTGTGGTCGATGAGGTATTCGGCGATGAAGCGCTGCTGCTTGGGCCTCAAGCCGTCCTGGACGCGGACCGTCGGCGCCGGGCGGGCCTTTCGGGCGAGTTTCTTCGATTTCTTGACGGGCACAACGCCCATGATGGGGCTGTGTAGAGGCGTCGAGCAACCGACTCATGACACCATCCCCTGGTGAACCGCGGTGATCGCGCGTTGAAACAGGGTAATGCACTCACCGGCCACTTCCTCGCGTTCGGGGCTGTCGAATTGGCCCACGAGGAGGGCGACGGCCTGGACGAGCGCCACGGTGATCTGTGGGTTGCGATACCCCTGATCTTGCAGTGTCCGCATGAGAGTCACGATCTCATGGAGGCACTCGTGTGCCTGTTGATTGCTGATGTAGTCGGTGATCTGTTTCTTGTCTCCCACGGGTTGTCCTTCTTCAGTCGCGAGGGTCGCTGCCGGCCACGACCTCAGTCAGGAAGGCCCCGCAGCGGTCGCAGGCCACTGGGGCGTTCTGGGCCATAGCCAGCTCGTTGAGGTCGGCCTGGTCTAGGGGATGCTGCATCGTCGGCGGCCCGTCCTTGGGCCCAGGAGACACACAGGGCGGCTTGGTGCAGACGATGATGGAGCGCGGGTGCTCGCCGCCGTCCTCGACCGCGTAGGCCATCGTGACGCCTGGGGCCATGCCCTTGACCACGGACCTGAACATCTGGTCCCCGAAGTCGCAGAAGGGGCAACGGTCGAACAGGTCGGAGTAGCGGTGGCCGCACGGCTGCGTGCGTTGGGTCGCGATTGAGGGTGTCATGCGCTGCGCTCCAGGTTGGCCGCGAGGATGGCCGCCGCCGTCTTCGGCGGGACCGAATTGCCGACGAGACGCGTTTGTGTCTGCTTGGTGAACTTCACGGCCGCCCCGGTGGCGACGTCGATGCCGGCTTCGATCTGGTAGTCGGCTGGGAAGCCCTGACAGAGGAAGAGTTCGCGCGGCGTCAGCATCCGCATGCCGATGTCCGCGATGTAGTAGTCCTCGCCGCTGATGGTGACCGTGACGAGTCCGAACCGGCCTTTCGTGGTCACCGTGTCGAGCGGCAGCCCGATCTGGCAGCCGTCCTTCTTCGAACCGTAGAACTTCACCAGGAACGCTCGGACCTCGGCGAGATGCGTCCCGCCGGCTGTCAGCGTCGGCGCTGGCACGTCTAGGTCCTGGCCGGTCACGACGTGGTCAGACAGCCCGCCGCGCAGTTTCACGAGATGCGACGTGACGAGCGCCTTCGAGTCCCGGGTCGTAACCGCGTCACAGGGCTTCAGGAGCGGCTGCCCCGTCGCCTCGTGCCCCGCGTTGTGCTTGGCGAGGAAGGCCGCGACGAGCGCCCCTTGGCTCCCATGCGCCGTCACCGTGGCGAAGGGCTGCTGGATGTCGTAGACCCGCGGCGCCTGACCGGCCCGCTCGCCATTGCGCGTGTTGATGAGCGTCGGGGCGACCAGCGCGAACTCCCCGGACGGGATGATGAACGGCGTCGCCGCGTCCAGCACGAACCGCTGAATGCCACGCGCGATGCGGCGCTTGGTGGCGGTCGCCAGCGGACGTCTCGGCGATGGGACGCCGTGCTGCTTGCCCCACGCCCTGGCCTGCTTGGGCGTCAGGAAGATGGACGGGATCGGCCGGCTGAAGTTGATGCACTCGGCCGCGGTGCGGTAGGGCTGCGCCGCGCGCGGGCCGTGGGTCTTCGCCGGCCAGACGATGGGCTGCCCGTCGCAGCGGGCGATGATGAACAGGCGCTTGCGTGACGTCGGGTCGCCATAGTGGCTCGCTCGCAGTTGGCGCCACTCGACGACGTAGCCCATCGTGCGGAGACGCGCGACCCAGCGCCTGAAGCTCGCACCGCGCTTAGCGGGGTCGGGCCGGCCGTCCTGGCCGAGCGGGCACCAGAACTCGATCTCCTCGACGTTCTCGATGAAGATGACGCGCGGTCGCACGGCATCCGCCCACTTCAGCACGACGCCGATCAGCCCGCGGATCTTGCGGGCGCGCTCCGGGTCACGGAATGGCTGGCCCCCCTTGGCTTTCGAGAAGAACGTGCAGTCTGGGGAGAACCACGCGAAGCCGCACTTCCGGCCCTGCAGGGCGGTCCGCGGGTTGACGTCGCGCACGTCCTCGCGCAGATGGATCGTCTCGGGGTGATTGGCGTGGTGCATCGCCAAGGCTTCCCGTTCGTGGTTTAGCTCGGTGATCGGAGACGGGCCTGTCGCCTGCTCGATACCGGTCGAGGCGCCGCCGCCGCCGGCGAAGAGATCGACGCCAACCTCCCCCTCGTAGAGCCGAATAACCGGCGGTCGCTGCCGTGGGTTCTGCGGGCTCATCGAACGACCTCCTGCAGCCATCGCTGCACGTCCTCGGCGCACAGGGTCAACGTGGCCCGGTGCGTCGAGAAGGACTTGGCCCCGAGCGTGATGGTCACCGCAGGGTAGAGAATCGGCAAGCGACTGTCCGGGTGCGTGGGCTTACCCGCGACGTCAATGACGCCGCCGACGCTCTCCACGAGATCGACCAGCCGAGCCTTGACGTCTTCGTAGCGTCGGTTCATCGGCGATCTCCTCCCGGGCATGGCGCCCCGTAGCACCGCTCGGCGTCCGGAACCCCATTGATGACTTCCCACCTGGCGCAGTCCGCGTCTGAGCCGCACACGGCCTGCGTGACGGGATCCGTGCCGAGCGCGAAGAGCACGAGGCTCAGGACCAGCACGACGTAGGTGACAACGGCGAGTGTTCTCATTCGGGTCTCCTTGGGCTCGGCTTGGGACGAGCGCCTGCCGCATTGCCGGGGCCGATGGTCTGGCCCCGTCCCTCTGCGCTCAGAGTGCGGTCGCGAGGTCGTCCTCATGCACCCTGTAGGCGTCGAGGATGAGGTCGCGCAGCCGGTCCTGCGCGGTTGCGTCCACGGTCGGCCGCAGCAGGGCGTACGAGCGCCGCTCGCCGTTGATGGAGAACTGCCGCGCCGGGAACGTGACGTTCCGGCCTCCGCCCTTCCGCTCCCAGATGCCGAAGCCGACGAGCTTCAGGCCCGCGAGACCGTTCTGGTCGAAGTGCAGCTCGGCGTCCGCGAGCTTGCCGGTCGGGGTGCCTTTGTCGTTGATAGAGAACGTGACTTTCATGGTGGGTAGCTCCAGCCCTATTCGCCAGGGTAAGCGTATTTCAGACTTCTTACGTCTCTATCTTCGCACGCCTGTCAAGTCCTCTTGATCACCGGTTCATTTGCCTATGGCTTGAGGTTGGTCACGCGGACGGCCGCGACATACGCCTGGCTCGTGCCGCCGGGCCCACGCTTGGCTGAGCCTGGGACCGCCCTGACCAGCCGGAGCCGCTGGAGCGTGGCCAACAGCCGAGAGCCTTGCCGATCGGTGCAGCCCATGAGCTCGGCCACGTCCAACCTGGTGTGCGGGCGCCTGGCCATCGCCTTTAAGAGCGCGAGGACCTGGCGCAGCACGTCGTAGTCAGCGGTTTTGGGCATCAGCGCGGTCCTCTAGCCTACCCCTGGTTCGTCCCTTAGGCCCGCTTCAGGCCGATGTGCAGTTCGCCGCCGCCGATGAGTTGCGCCAACCGACGCGAGATGCTGGCGTCCACGGCCCGCTCAACGGCTTCGGTCACATCCGCAAGCGGCACCAGCGCATGAGCCCGCATGACCGCCGGCAATAGGTCCGCAACCGCGGCGATGACGCGCTTGTCGAGTTCCTGCTCGAACCGGTGCGCCACTTCCCGGCCGATGATCGAGACCGTCTGGGCGGTGATCGCGCCCTGCACTTCGCGGACCACCTTCTCGGCAATTTCGGCCTTCAGGCCGCCTAACGCCGCCCCACGTTCCGCGAGTTTCGTCGAGAGCGCCTGGACCTCGAGGAGAAGGGTTTCGACGCTGAGCGGCTCGGCCGGCGGACTCGCGACATTCTCGGCTGACATCACCATGCGCCTACTCCTCGTCCTTGCCGTGCAGCTCCTTGGCGACGCCACGGAACTCTCGGATCGTCGCCCCCAACGAACGACCCAGTTTCGGGAGTTGACTCGGCCCAAAGATGAGCAGCGCAATCCCGCCAATGATCAACATCTCCGTCATTCCTAGATTCGGCATTCTCAATCCTCCAGTCGAAAGGTGCGCAGGTTGATCTTCTGGCGTCGAGCGTGATCGAACTCGGCCGCCATCTTCGCCTTCTCGCGATCATTCATGGGCCGTCCGCCCACGGCGCCGCGCTGTAGCTTCCAGTCCGAATCGAAGTTCATTTCGGTCCCATTGCCTAGCGTCATCCGGTAGCGGTCCGGCATATACAGCGGCCGAACTGGCAACGGTGCTCGCCCCTGCGCTAGCTCCTGTAACAGCATCGCCTGGAAGCCAGACGTGATCTGCGTGGTTTCTTGGAGCGTCGCTGGCGCGATCTGGGCGCCGAGATCGATGATGGTCTTCTTCCCGGGCTCCCAGAGCAACCGCTCAGGGTCCTCAATCGCCAGCACGGAGGCTGACGCCGTCGCGGCCATCAGAGCTGAGAGAAAGCCGCGTCGTGAAATGGGCTGGATCATCGCGGTGTCTCCGTTTTTGGCGTGGGCTGAGCCTCAAGCGCCTGCCGTATCCACGCCAGGTCGTTGCCAGTCGGTGGTTGGAAGAACTCTCTGGCCGCGGCGTGGAACTGCTCGTGCAGTTCGCGCCCATCCTTCGGCAGGAACGCCCCGCACCGGCAGACGTAGTGGGTGCGCCAGAGGTAGAGTGAGTAGAAGCGGTTCAGGCGGGTCAGCGTCATTGGGTGGTCCGTGGCGTGTGCAGCATGCAGCCGAAGTGCTCATGCGCCGGAAACATCAGCAGCGAAGCATCCGGTCGTTGAACGCCGAAGGCGCACCATCCGCCGTCATGGCGTCTCCCTGTCGCCTTGTCGCCACGAAATTGCTGGCACGTCGCGCACGTCGGCGCGGGCGCGTCGGGTTGGGCAGCGATGATGACCTCACGCATCGCATCGGCCGCATCAGCGTACCGTCGCTCGCGCGACGTTGGTCGCCCGTCCGCCAGCGCATCAGTCCCTCGATTCAGCGCCTCAATGAGCACGGCGTCGGTCAGTTTCATCGTCCCTCCGTCAGCGCCGCGAGGAGGGCGGTCAGGAGGACGTTGCGCATCTCTGGAAAGCCCTCGTTGATGGCGTCATTCAGCGCCCACTGCAACACCTCATCCGTCAGCGCCCGCTCCAGTAGGGGGCGGAAAGAGGCGAGCGTTGTACCGGCCGCCATCGCGCACAGGGCCAAGATGGTCTGGGGATCGCAGGCGGCGATGAAGTCGGCATCCTCTGTAAAGCACGAATCAGCCACGGCCATATGCTCCGTCTTGCTGTCGCGCACCTCGAACATGACGGCTGCGAATGTTTCCGTCCTGGTCATCGCATTCGGCCGCCCACGGTCCAGGTGTCGCCTTCCGCGCCAGGTCCTGGAGCCGCTGGAGATCCTCGGGGGTCATCGGTCTGTCCTCGTCTCCAACGGTTGCGGCGCTCGTGTCGTCACGCGCACCATGATCATCTGCACAATGCGACTCGTCGTCACGACGCGCCAGTCATCGCGCCACACGCTTCCGCTCGTGTCATTGGGGGTCAGCATGGGCTAGTCCTCCACCTTGCGCACTAATCGCTGCCGTCGTATTTATTGTTGCGAGACTTCCATAGCTTCTTTCAACAGGCTGGGCACCGCTTCAACCAGAACGGGTCAGCCGCCTGCGTCTTCTTGCCACAGATCGTGCATTTGCCGAACGTGATCGCTCGATTCTTTCCCACGACTAGCTAGTCCTCCACCTATCGAATCACGCGCTTTGTCACCACGAACCCCCGCCCACCGCATTGACGGCACTGCACGGAGAATGGCCCGGCAGTCGTCGTCTCGTGTGGTGGATATGGATACTCCAGAAGCGTGCCGCTCCCGACGCACAGCGAGCAAATCTCCTCGTGCGTTTCAATCGTCGTCTTGGCCATCTACCGCTCCGTCTCCGCTGGATGTGGACGCGAGGCTGCGTCTCCGCTGGGGTGACTATCGTCGTATTGCATCACGTGACGATTCCTGATGAGCCGTCGCCGACTCGTTCGAGGCGCAGTCCGCGCCCGGCAATCAGTGTGTTGAGCGCGGCGTTGACGTCGCGGTCCCAACTGGCTCCACAGCCACACGTCCATTGCCTTACTGACAAGCCTGCGTAGCCAGTCGGGCCACTTCTCGCCCCACATGCTGAACAGGTCATAGTGGAATACCGGTTGGGCACTTCGATGAACTCGCGACCGCCTGCACGGCATTTGTACGCGAGCATTTGCCGAAGCTGCCCATGCGCGGCGCTAGCCACGCTTTTACCGAACGTGCGCGCGATGGCTCGATGAGAATCCTTCGACCAACAGATCAACGCATTCTCAGATAGAAGCCGGCGCGAGAGTTTATGATTGCGGTCTTTCCTCTGATTCGCTTCACGCTCTTTGAGTCTGGCCGTGAGCCGCCTGTCGCTGCCTCGCTGAGACTGCGCCAACCGCATCGCGGTTTGTTTCAGTTCGAGAGCCTGTTCGACTTTCTCTCCGGTGGACAGAGAGATCAGCGACACAAAACCAGGATCGATGCCTATCTCTCCGCTCGACAGGACGGGAATGGAACGAGGACTGGCCTCAACGAATAGACTGAAATACCAGCCAGACGAGCGACGTATCAGTCGCGCGCCTGTGATCCGTCCAGCCGGAATCTCTTGCCGATGAAATCGCACCATGCCAAACCCGGACACGAAGATCCGGTCGCATTCCACGCGATTAATCACCTGTCGAAACAGGATGCTGTTCAGGCGATTTCTACGACCTTTCATGCGCGGCCGTCGAGCCAGGCGCTGAAAGCACCGCTGCCACGCATCGTGCGCGGTTCGAGCTGCACCATCCAACACCCTGGCTGGAATACCCATGCGTCCTGAGTGGAAAGCAAGACGCGACTCTAAATCGTAACGAGATAGATAGATCCCTTGGTTGGCGTTATGCTCAACGGTCTTGTACGCCCAATTGAACACGGCCGTGAGGTGCCAGAGCCAGCGGTTCAGCATCCGCTCCTGAGCCGGCCGGAGCTTCAACTTTAACTGGCACTGAATGATCGATTTGGTAGGCTTTGTTCTAGCCATGTCGTGGCCGCCTTCAACGGTCCGAGTGGTGAGGGGCGTTTCGAGTGACACCATCACTCGGACGCTCCGCTTATTTTAGCATCAGATCCCGCCAGCGCGAGCAGGTCGCGCAGCCAGCAGTCCGGGGCGTGTGATGGCTTGTCTTCGAGACATACGGCGCATTGTTTATCGCCATTTTCCCAACTGTCATCAATCCAGACTGCCGTGGCACGCTCAAGCAGCGCCTCCAGGGCCGCCAGCCGATCCGCCGCGTCATCGCGCACGGCGCACTGAGCGTTGAACTCCTCATCCGCGTCTGGTACTACCTCACGCAGCCTCGCAATCAACGCCCCCAACGGCACGCGGGCGTCCGGGGGTGTCATGGCTGAACCAGTTCTTCGTTGGGACGCATGACCTCGGTGTTCTTGCCGACAATGACGCCGGCCGTGCGTAGCGCCGACAGCGAGTTCTTGAAGCCGCCTGAGTATGCGTAGCCGGTCGCTGCACAGATCGCCTCAGATGTCAGACCGCGCGGCGACGCGAGTAGGACCTCCAGGATGGCCCGCTCGGCTTTCCCGAACGACGGATGGTTCAGCCAGTACTGGCCCAGCGATCCGTTCGTCGGTAGCGTCGGGATGTCTCCCAGCGCGGCCTGTCCGGCATCCGTGATGCTCATGACGCCGGTGTTCTCGCCCACGATGTAGCCGGCCTGGCGCAACGCGCTCAGGCTGTTCTTGAACCCTCCGCTGTACCGGTAGCCGGCGAGCAGCGTCAACCGTCCAGACGTGGACGCGCCGTGCGTGGACAGCACGCCGAGAATGGTGCGCTCGCACTTCCCGAGGTCACGATCGCCAGCCGCCACCGGCGTCCGTGGCGTCGCCTGACGCGTTGGAGCCGGTGACGGCTGAGCCGTGCGTGGTGGTGGGGTATGGGTATGTCGTGGAGCCGGCGCCGGAACGGCCGTGACGCGGTCGAGCTTGTCGAGTACGCGCTGGAACCCAACGCGATTCAGGATGGCTTCGAACTCCTGCCGGCCGTTGAGATGGATCGTCTCGGCGTCCTGGTGGAACCGCGCCAAGATGGGCGCGAAGACCTTCTCGGCCTTGTGTTCGAAGGTCGCGATCAAAGCCTCGGACTCTGCGCCCAGCGCGGCCTCGATATTTTTCAGATACCGCTGAACGGTCGCCAGTGTCTCGCGGTCGGCGTCCGTCAGGACCGGCACGGGCTTGCCGACCGGCGCCGCCTTGTCAAGCACAGCGTTCACTTTCGCGGCTGAACGCAAGGCGTTCAGTTCCCGCATCGCCTCCGCGAGCTGCTTCCTTAGTTCGCGTGGGTCGTCGGCTTGGGCCTTCGCGATCGTGGCCGCCATCTTCAACCGCAGACGATCTAGGTCCACGGCCGCGAGTTCCTTCGGCTCGACGCGCTGCTCGCCCACCTTCGGCGTCGAGGCCGAGTCGTACGTTTCGCGCAGGAGCACGCGCGTCCGCATCAGGCCGAGCGGCTTCCCTTCCGGGAACTCCGGCGCCCACACAACGGCTTCACCGGTCGGCATCGACGGTAGATCCGCCAAGATGTCGTCGCGCTGACCGTGGTACTTCACCCACTCGCCGATCGCCTTGACGTCTTGCGGGCCAATGGTGCGGTGCGCGATCAGGATCTCAGACTGAGTCGTGATGTCCTTCGACAGCGACGCCGGGCGCTGCGTGACCGCCGTGCCGCCGATACCCGACGACCGGCCGAGCTTCCACAGGCGTTTGAAGGCGCCCAGCATCGCCGCTTCGTTGTCCTGGTTGCTGCCACCACGACCGCCAGACATTTGCGGCGCGAGTTCGTGCGCTTCCTCAAGCACGACGTGCAACGGACCACCGCCCCACTTCTGGAACAGCGTCTGCGCGAAGGCGACCATGAACGCGCTCCGCTCACGGCCTGACAGGTGCTTGACCGAGAGCACCATCGGCATCCGGTGCTCGCATAACACCTCGGCGATTAGCGCGCCCGCTCCTGCTTCGAGCGGTAGGTCGGCTTTCCGGCCGCCGAACACGTAGACATCCAGCCCGCGCCCGCCATCGCGTCCGGCTTTCAGGCCCCACCATGTGTCGACAGGGTCGAGGACCACGAAGGGCAACCGGGCGTGGTAGAGCTGCTCGACGAACCTAGCGGCGGTATTGCTCTTACCGCTGCCCCGTTTACCGACGATGAGAAACGTCTGCGTGACAGCATCAAGAGGGAGACTCAGACCTTCAGCTATCTTCAACTTCACGCAACACACTCCCCATTGATTACGTATTCCGCTGTAAAATGCTCTGCATGCGAGCGTTGAAAGACGTGTCCGGGCAACGGTTTGGACGGTTGACGGTGATCGGCGAGGCCCCGCGGGCATCTGCCCGGCACCGGGCGTGGGCATGTCGATGTGATTGCGGCCGACTGACAACCATTCGCCAGGACCATCTCGGTAAGCAGTCGACGTCGTGCGGGTGCTTCAACGCGGAGCAAACGAGCGCAGCGAACAGCACTCACGGACAGAGCCGCACGGTCGAGTACCACACGTGGGAACGGCTGAAGAACCGCTGCCTGAACCCGCGCACGCCTGACTATGCTGAGTACGGTGGACGCGGAATCATGGTCTGCGACCGATGGCGAGACCACTTCGAACACTTCCTCGCCGATATGGGGCCACGTCCTTCTCCGAGCCATTCGATCGACCGACGCGACAACGACGGGCCATACTCGCCCGACAATTGCCGATGGGCGACACCCACAGAGCAAGCGAACAATCGGCGCGACCGCGGATTCAATCGCTGGCATCCTAAGCCAGCCGCGTTGTAGTTGCTCTAGTCGCGGCATCCCCATTCACCGCGCCTCTGGCCGATCGACGTCCTCGACCTTGTCCTTGGTGATCTTCACGCCCTTGCGCCGGCCCTTGCCATCTGAGGTGGTCATCTCCACAGACGTGATCCCGTCGCCGCGGCCCATGAGGATGTCGAACGCTTCTCCTCCAGCCTTGACGCTGTCGATCGCCGCGTCGATCACGGCCTGACCCAAGAGATCGCCCTGCTCGGCCTCGAACGTGAAGTGCTGGCCGTAGCCGAAATGCATGGCGAGCCATTCACGGTGGCCCTTGGGCGCGAAGTCGAACCGGGCCTTGGTGGTGAGGGAGATCCACTCTTTGCCGGTGTCCTCGTTCACTTGACGCCGGGCCGTCAACGCCACGATCTCGACGTTCTCGATGGCCGTGTGTACCATATCGATCCCGCCGCGCACGGTCATGCGCTGGTTCGGGATCCGCGGGTCCAGCGTCACGGTTTCCAGGTTCGTCCTGATCGCCCCATCGTCAGAGAACAAATGGACGGACACCTCCTCGCCCATCTCAAGGGCCAGTTCGCGCGGCAACTCATCGATCACGAGTTGGACCTCCGCGAGCTTGTGCTCGACGCCCTTGTCGTCTTTCCCGGTCGTCAACTTCGCGGACTTCAGCACCATCCAGACGTCTTTCGATCGATACATGACTACACTCCTTCTGCGCCGAACGGCGCGATCTGAATCCAAATCCCAACGGTGGCCTCTGGGCCGTGAAACTTCTCAAACACCAGGCGGGCGATCTGCCCGTCGTCTTCCATGAACCGCAGGCCGACGAGACAGTCCTGCAGCGCCTTCACGAGGTTGTCCGCGTCTGGCCTCGTGACTTTTGGCAACACCTCAGCGCGTCGACGCTTCGGCGTGCTGGCCAGGTGCGGCCATGTGAACGCCACGTTCAACACAAGCGCCCCCCGCAGCGGAGCCTCGGGGCGATGCGGCGCGAGCAGTGAGAGAAACGTGTGCTCGGCCGCCCGCTGAGCCTGCGACTTGAAGAACCGCGGCTTGCCGTGGCGCCACGTCGCGCGCTTCATCTGCGCCGTCGTCTTGGGCGGCACGCAGCGCAGGGTGATCTCGATCACGCCGTCCGCTCCTGCCCGATCCGGTACCGGGTCTGCCCGTCGTCGACGTCCTTCACCACGCGCCAGTGGGTCTCGATAGTGCGGAGCATCTTGTCCACTGACTGCACGGAGATCCCGAAGCGATACGCGAGCTGCGACCGGGTCAAGGACTGCCGGCGGAGAATGTCGGCTGCCCGGTGGAGGCGCGCGTGCTGGTCAGTAGATCTCATGACGCTTTCCGGGCGTAGTGTCGTTCGCTCCCCACTGTGCGCACGGCGATCCGGCCTTCACGCACCAGCTCGTCGAGTACGCGTCCGAGATCGCTACCCGTGCCGCCTTTGTCCGCACGGGTCATCTCGGTCAACCGCGTCATCGACCAACTCGATGGGCCGTTGAACGCCTCGCGCAGGAGTGTCCCTTTGAGATCCGCGCGGCTGACGCGGTCCGTCGTCTTGGCGTAGTGCTTTTCGCGGCCCTTCATGACGAGCCGCACGGCACCTTCCGCGATGAGGGCGTCCAGAACCACCACCACATCGGCGTACGGCGCCACGCCCAATGTCTCACTGAGCGCGATGACGATGTCGCCGACGTGTATCGGGGCGTTGGTGAGCACATCCCGCAGCAAGAGAAACGAGACCTTCGCGCGCCACGCATCCGTGCCCACCACGGCCACAGTCGGTGGTGGATCAGCGCGTGTCAACTCGGGAACTGGCGCGGCTGGCGGCGCCGCGGGCGGCAAGAAATACACCGTGCTGACCGTCCGGCCACGCTTTAAGAGACGCTGATCGGCGAGGAGTTGCGCAATGTGATACCGAACGACCGATCTATTTGACCCGACGCTATTGATCAAGTCTTGGCACCTGATCTCCCCGCCGGCCTCCGTAACTTTCGCAAGGATCTTGATGCTGAGTTCGTGTGGCTGTTGGTGCGCACGGCGGGGCGGCACATCGGCATGGGCGCGGGCCGCATCGGTCGACATTGGCGCCCGTGACGGGACGCGGAACGGATCGGGATCGAGTGGATGGAAATCGACCGGGGCTGCGTCCGGCGTCTTGAGTAGAGCAATCGCCCGGTCGGTGGCTACGAGTTCCATGCGCACGTCTGAGACACCGCCCGGCGCCGCGATCGTGGACACGCCTAGAATCTCGCGCAACATACTGGCGACGTCGCGGTATTTGCCCGCGATCGTCTCGTGCGCCCTGGCCTGGGCTTCCACGTGCGCGAGATAGTCACGATCAGCCGGCGAGACAGACGGCGTCATGCGGTCACCAACGCTTTCTGGGCGGCAAAGTGGCGCACCCGCTGGCCGTGCGCCTGGATGACGATGTGGCGCGCGGATGGCCGTTGCCGTCCGACGCAGAGACGACAGTTTTGACAGGTGGTCTGGTGGCCGGCTTCCTCGCTCGCCGGGCACACGATCTCGTCGGCGCGGACGCGCTCCGTCGCCAACCGCGTGCGGAACGTGCGCCAGCCCAAGCGCGCGGCGTCGTCAACCTCACCCTCTGACTCGACGCTGGCCATCGTGAACGCCTGGAACCGTTGGTCACACGTGCGCCACTGGTGGGTATAGGCCGTGTGGCCGCCAGCGCCGGCGAGCAGCGCCCGCCAGACCTCGAACGGCACAGCCGCCGGATCGCCGTAGGCCGTGACCCGCACGAGCTCATCGCGCAGCAGCTCTGACCCTCGATCTGGAGAGACGGGCGGATAGTCCCCTGCGTCGAACGCGCGATACACCGCCTGCGGGCCGAACCACGTCACGACGTAGCAGGACCGCCCGAGCGCCTGGCCGCTCCGATGCACGCACCCGCCGCAGATGGACCGATCCGCGCCAGCGCCGATGGCCGCCTGCGGGCTCATGTCGGACCGCAGGACCCACGCCTGGGCCATGTCGCCGGTTTTCGTGTTCGTCGATCCAAGCGTGACGATCGCGACGATCGGCGCACCGTCCAGTCGTGACGGACCTCGATAGGCGATAAAGCCGCGT